CGAATACCGGAAACCGTATTTCCATTGGTAAACCAAACCAGATAATAATAAACCTTTTCAAATTTACGCTTAGGTTTCTTCTTAGGCTCGGAAAGACCCATAGATTCAGAAAGAGCGTTAGTTGCTTCTTCCAATACGCTCAATGGTCGTTTTACTTGATAGCTTTTTCGTAATGCCATTTATTTTCCTTTTGTTTAAGACGGTACTGCGGTATCGAACCGCCAGGCAATCCACGCCAACGCCGGGTCGAACGGCTATCTTCCATGACTCAATCGGACTCGAACCGAATTTCAGCTCCTTTACTAAGCTACCGTCTAATACCTAATATAGAAAAAGAGTTGACTCTCGTCAACCCTTTTTATTACTTCAATATCGTATCGAACTGCGATGAAAGTTCCTTACTTGACTTTTCCTTGACGGGATCCGGGAAAAGACACTTAGAAATGCCGTCGATGATAATATTACATATACCAACAATAATCATAATTGGTAAAGCAACAACCATAATACCGCAAGACATCAAGTTAATAAACAACAATATTGAAACCTTGAAAATATATCGTTTTTCTTCAGGAGACAGCCCATCATATTTTGTTCTTTGAGAAAAGTTATACTTATTCTTGAATCCGAGACTGAGCAACGCCGTACTCCAGAATACAATATGTAAACTTGCCCATGGAATAGTAATATGATTAAAACCGTCAGCACATATCCAAACTAAACAAGCAAGTACCCCTACAACTTCCGCAAGAATGAATAAAATATAAAGTCCTGCTGCAACTGAAAGATCAGATCCATCATTATTCAAACCGGAATCGAAGAAAAACTTCATTGTAAATTCTTGATACTTACGAAACATATTTACTCCTCGGATTCAAGTGTTCCATTTGCATAACAACGTTCATGACAAACCGGACAGCTATAAGTATATTCAAATTCATTCATACCAGTCTGAATATACTCACACTTATATTTCGGAACGTTAAATTCTGTTTCACATTTATTGCATCGAAACTTAAGCTTTGTCGGCTGCTTGGTAATTTCAGCTTCGCCGACAACCGTTGTCGGTTTCTTTTCGACAGGTCCAAGACAAGTTATAGATTTGATGGCCACAAAATGCTTATACTTACTTTTTGCGAAATCAATAATTGCCTTGGTCAATGCATCACCAAGCATGCTTGATTCGAAAATTTCTTCAGCATAATTATCATCCCAGTCATCAAAACCCATATAACCGTCATAGGTCTGATAATGAATGTTTATTTTATACCTTTGTTTCATATTACTTCTTCTTAGCCGCCTTCTTAGCTGTTTTCTTGGCTTCGCGTTCAGCCTGCTTTGCAGCCAACTTAGCTTCTCGTTCAGCTTCCTTCTTGGCTTTTTCAGCTAGCTTCGCTTCATACTTCTTGATAATCTGCAAACGGCCCTTAAGTGTAGAACGCTTACGCTTATCATCTTCATGATATAGGTCACGCAAAACATCATGATAATCATCTGAATTATCCTGAGTATACTGTCTCAGTTCCAAGCCTGCACGAAGAATATCAATAAACGCATTAAAATTCTTCGGGTCAAACTGCTCCATGATAAACTGCGTCTGCGGAGTAGTATAGAAATGCCTTGTATCTTCCTTGTTTGCACAGAAACGGTTAAAGCCGTAAGTAACTTCAAGCTTGTTCGCCTTCGCATGCTTCACGAAATGCCCAGGATTCGGACAGGACTTATACACATGCAAATAAAACTGGTCTTCGCCTTTCTGGAGAATAATCGCATAGTCGTCACGAACCGGGTTATAGTCGTCGCCGAGTCGCTTCATCGCTTCTTCACGAGATTCCTTCTTGCTTTCTTCAATAATTTCGAAACCGTATTCCTTAACGACATTTTTGATCGCATTGAATTCGTCTTCCGTAAAACGAATTTCGGTCGCATAGACCTTATTGTATGCACCAAAAACGTTAAAAATCTTCTGGTCACCGGTACCGTAAAGGTCCTGATAGAACGACTTTACCTTGTCTTCGCGAAACATGGAAGGGTTAATCTTTACCGCTTCATTAAGTTCATCAAGACATTCCTTTGCGTAATCTTCAGTAATCAATGCGCCCATTATAAGCTCCTTTTTGTTTATAATATAGAAAATGGATTGACTTTCGTCAACCCATAATGTTCCTATCTATTATAAGTGTTTTCCATTAAATGATACATATTATAATTACCTATGTGCCATTTAATTTGTTTAATAATATTTTCTTCTGTGATTTTGACTTTATAACGGCCTTTCGGATAATCGTTAGTTAATTTCACGATTTCACCGGTTTTATCAAAATCGGCTGTCATAATAGTTCCTAATAATATGGGTGTAAGGATAGAACACGAATCTTCATAATCCTCGAAATAACAACATGGATAAATACTACGACATATAGTTTTAAACGCTTCTCTATTCATTGATATAAAACCTATTAATTATGTATAATCATTCATAACGCAGTTTGTATTATTATCCGGCGTATCAGTATCTATCTCGTTACCGCCTTTAATACTACAACCACGGCATTTTTGATAAACGGCGTTTTTAATAAGCGGCATATCTGCTTTCATCGGTACATAAAGACCATGTGCCTTATAGTTTTCTTTACAGAATGTTTGTCTTTCCCACTTATGTAATATATCCAAATTATCGTAATTTTCAGAACTATTGTCTCCCCAATGAGCACAAAATAGTTCAAGAGCGTCTCTTTCAGACGAGCAAATATAATGTTTAGGCGTAAAATCAAGACATTCGCTCACGCTAACGATATACTCTTTAGAACTAAATACATCAATAATGTTTGTATGAATAAGTGGCGGTCCAATAAACGTATTAATAAGATACGGGAGATAAATCTCAAAATAAATTCGCGGGCAATCGACAAACGGAACCGGATGTGACCTAAGGCCAATTCCTATATAATCGTCACATACGTTTTCAAGATAAACACCGTCATTGTCATATCGGAATCCATTAAAATATCCAATATCCGGCGGATCGTTTACGAATTTTCTACCAATACCTGCCCATCGGGTAGCAGTAGTTTCGATAACGTTCCTGACATATTTTTCGATAGCAATAGCTGATTGACCTACCAGCTCTTCTGGAAATTTATTTTTACTCGGGTCTTTTAACCACAAGTAAGAATCAATAAAAAGCTTAAGAGCTTTAAACGGGTCGTTTTTATACTCAACCGTAAAATCTTCAAGCTTATCTATCTTCTTACACAAATGTCGATTACGATTATATTTATTTTCCATTTGCATAATATAACAAAAGGGTAGACTTTCGTCAACCCTTTATTTAGTCCCAAGGCCGGAACTCGAATCCGAACTAACAGAATCACACTCTGCTGTGCTCGCCAATTACACCACCACGGGGATAAAAATTTTTAGAGCCCTATGCCGGGTTCGAACCGGCGCCACCTGCTTGGAAGGCAGAAATGCTAAGCCACTACACCAATAGGACATAAAAACTATAAGCCAACGGATTTCTACCAGATAACCTCTTGTCTTTGCAAGCGCTCTTTGGAATATGTACACATTCCTGCGATTGAGCTACGCTTATAGTTTTAGAGCCCTAGACGGAATTCGAATCCGTAAACCTTCTCCATGGCAAGGAGACATTCTACCAGTTGAACTACTAGGACATATTTTAGAGCAATAGATGGGACTCGGACCCACAACCTATTCCATGGCAAGGAATCGCTCTACCAGTTGAGCTACTACTGCATAAATGACAGCTTTACCAAAAAGGACTTTTCCGTTTTAACTGCCGAAGGTCTCTCAGTCATTTCTATGGCAGACTGATTAGTGCCACCGGTTTTCTTCTTCCCATCCCTCATACGAAAGCCGGCAAACATTGGATGCGTTTCGTGCCACTACCTGGACTCGAACCAGGACCCGCTGATTAAGAGTCAGCTCGACTAGGCCATTATCATATAGAGGCAAAATTTTCGTACCCCAGGAAGGACTCGAACCTTCAGCCCACTGATTAAGAGTCAGCTGCGCTACCAATTGCGCCACTGAGGCATAAATGAAGGTTTTTGATTTTGTGCAGAAGCTACCTACAAACTCCAGGAACTCATTTATTTAAAGTTGTTGAGCTGACAACTCTAGTACATCAGACAGGGATCGAACCTGCATTTTCAGCTCCAGTTACGGTTACAAGATTCGTAGTCTTGCTCGGCTACTGATGTATGTTAGCGATCACGGTGGGATTCGAACCCACGAAAAGCCTGAGAGACAGTCAGGTGGAATGGACCACTATCCGACGCGACCAAATTAATAGCGAGAAGTATATTACTTCAATATTTTGGCGAAATAGTATAGGAACTTCTTATGCTATTTAGCGGTCTCAACGGGTCACGATCCCGTACCTCCAGCGTGACAAGCTGGTGTCCATCCATTAAACGATGAGACCAAAATAAAAAAGATTCCTGTAAGCGACACAGGAATCAATCTAAAACTTTTTACAGTTAAAAACTAGATGACCCTGCGTTTGTGTCGATCCTTATCATGCTTACCGAAACCTCGTCCATCGCGGCGAGTCTTGCAATCATGAATATCAACTACAAACTTAGTCATTTCGTTTTTCCTTTCTATTATATATAAAAAATTTTTTCCTGTTTTCGCAAAATAAACAGCGAGCAGTAACTCGTGGTAGGGGAAATCGGATTCGAACCGACGATCTTTGCATTGCTGCAACGCTCTAACCAGCTGAGCTATTCCTCTGATAATAGGAACCGCTTGTGCTGTTCTATTGTGTTTTAACGTTGTTAAATATAGTAAAGTTTTTTCCTTTTGTAAACCCCTATTTTTAAAAAAATTTTTTAAGTTCTGTATTTCCTAAAGTTTATTTAATGCTATTTCAGTATCAAGTCCCATTACACGAAGCCTAATCTTGGCCGGATCTTTTAACTTCAAGATGTCTTCGATTATATCCAAACTTTTTGCTATGAAAATTGGCATACACCAGATTTGAGACTTTGATTTATAATCTTCATACAGAATTAACTGCCAGATAACGTTATCAGATGCCAATCCCGTTGCATAAATCCCATCGTTAATGTTTTTCGGATATAAGTATAAATCTCCAGACTCATTAATGATTCTTTGGAGAACTTCCATCTTGGCGAACGCACGTTTTACGTTGCTTTTTGTCATAGCACCTTGTCCAGCATAATTTCCAGTTTCATATTTTCATATTTGGCCTTGAGACGGTCAAATGTTTTGCACTTGTGAATTTCTGGAATTAACTTTAACAATAAGTTCTTTTCTTCACTGTATTTAATTACCAAATCATTTCCGAGTTCATATTTATTGGTTACATCTTGAAACCTGATATAATCGGAGTAAACATGCATTTCAATATTATTAAACTTACGGAATGTAGCATAGTTATGACAATAGTCAAGGGCAAAATTTTCCTTGGCCAATAACTTATCTACTTTTTCTTGAAAACGCGACAACATATTTTATCTCAATTTTTCTCAGAGCGATCACGGATAGCGACAAAGAGATCATCACAATCTTTTTGAAACTGGTCCAAATCAGTAGGAACAACCTTACGGTTGAGCCATTCTTCCTTCGATTTAATGCCGTCGATATTGAAGAAAGCGTCTTCTTTGAGAGTATTAGCGATGATTCGAGAGTGAGTGATGACGAGCAGTCCGTAAGACTTTTTGAGCACTTCATCCTTAACGGAGTTGATGTAGTTAGCAACTGCGAGCTGGAGCTCTTCTCCCATACCGAGCTCTACTTCATCGAGAACAATGAAGCGTTCTTCGTGTTTGATAATCGACTTAAGCAAGTGGACAGTGTTGTCTCCCGTAGAAGTCCATTCAGAGTCACGAAGGAAGTTGATTCCTATTGTGCTGCTAAGTCCAGCACGTGACATGAAGGACAGAGAGCTGACCAGACGTTCTGGGCTGTCCTTTCCGAGCTTCTTCTGAATTCGTGTCGGAAGAATCTTGCGGATCACAGACTTTCCAGCGCCGTTCGACCCAGTGAGAATGGTAAGTTTTCCAAGTTCTATGGATTCTGCGATTTCGATAAGACGGTCGATGTGCTTGTTCCAGTCTTTTTTCATTGTTATTTTTCCTTTTTCCTTAAATATAAAAAAAGGATTGACTTTCGTCAACCCTTTAATATTTTCAGGAATCCAACCGGAATTAAACCGACCTTTTAGCGCTTCACGGCGCTACGTGTCCAACAGTCTCACTTTAGACCCCTGAAAACATTTATTTTTATTCTATTAAACTTCTTAAAATTCTTTCTTTTTCTTCCTCTGTTTTATGAACAACATGATGTTTAACTACTGTATATTCTTTATCAACTGTAGGTAAATATCTTCCTAATTTCCACCCATTATTTAAATATATATCATAATTCTTTTTAAATACACATACTTGTATTAATAATTTAGTTTTTTCGTTTTTTAAATGAAACCAAGCAGCTTTTGCATCATTAATATCTTTTACTGGTTTAGAATTATCATATAATTCAATAAAATTATTTCCATATTTTTCTCTAACATAATCTATATATTTCTGCATATTATCTTTATATAAAACAGTTAGTTTTTCATCTTTTGGAAATTGATCTAATTTTGCTTGCCATTGTTCTGTATAATACCCTTTAATTTCAATATATTCATCATTAACAATCCAATCTGGTATATAATTGTGTTTTTCGTTTTTAAAAATATAGCTAAATTGTTTTTTATTCCTTTCAAATTTAATATTATGATCAATATTATAAACTACAAAAGCCAATTCCCATGAACTATCACAATAATATCCTTTATACCATCCTGATTTACCCCAACCAGAACCTTTTCGATAACCACCACATTTTCCTTTTATCGCCTTTTTAATTTTATTTTTATATTCTTCAGTTTGTGGTAAACATTTTATACAATATCCACTTTTATTATTTGGTGATAATTCTTTACCACATTCTTTACAATATTTAGGAATATACTCTCTATTATTAGTTTTACAATATTTTAATATACTATTTCTAATTTTTTCTTTAGTTTCATTAGTATGTTTACGAACATTAGCACAAGAACGTGAGCAATTAAAATGTTTAATATGTTTAAATTCTGATTCTGTTAATATTTTTGTATAATGATTACCACATACATCACATACTAAATCATATTCTATTCGTTTAACTAATTGTTTACCTTTATTTTTTCCACAACCGGCTTTAAAACGTGCTAATCTTTCTTCATAATCCGGTCTTTGTTTACATAAACGTTCATGATTACTACATTTTCTTTTTGTTTCAAATTCTTCATTACAATATCGACATTTTACCATATAAATACCTTTATATTATTTATATAATACTACTATTATAAATCGAACCTAAATTTTATAGTACCCATATCCGGTGCTGCCCCGGATTCTCTACCGTGAAAGGGTAGTGACTTAGCGAACGTGGTCGATATGGGCATATTTTAGTGGTCCTATTTGGAGTCAAACCAAATTCATATCCTTGAGAGGGATATATCCTAATCAGCCGTAGACGATAGGACCATATTTAGTGGGGCCGGTAGGAATTGAACCTACGACGCGAAGATCTTCAATCTTCCGCTCTACCAACTGAGCTACAGCCCCATAAAATTAGTGGAGGCTATTGGAATTGAACCAATATAGTTAGGAACTTTTTGTGCAAAAGTTGCGAAAAGTAACCTTTGCCCCCATTAGTGGATCCAGTGGTATTCGAAACCACAACCTCCCGCTTGCAGGGCGGGTGCTCTGCCAAATTGAGCTATGAACCCATATTTTAGTGGACCTGACGAGACTCGAACTCGTAAACCTTCTGCTTGCAAAGCAGTTGCGCTACCAAATTGCGCCACAAGCCCAAAAATAAAACTGACCTTACTCATCTCAACGCGTACTATTGACTTTCGGTAAGCGCATACAGGATTCGAACCCATGACCAGCGGCCTTCACACCGCCTGTTCTACCACCGAACAAAATGCGTTATCAGTTTTAGTGGACACATATGGGATTCGAACCCATGACGTTTTCCCTGCCAGGGAAACATTCTACCAACTGAATTAATGGCCCATATTATTTTAGTAGCCCCGGTGAGAGTTGAACTCAACATTACCAAATTGAAGGTCTGGCGTGCTACCGTTACACTACGGGGCCATAATTTTTAATGGACACAGATGGGGATCGAACCCATGAACTCCGCATTGCAGGTGCGGTGCCTTTCCTACTAGGCTACTGGCCCATTTAGTGCCAAGTTCCGGAGTCGAACCGGATTTCTGGGATTTTCAGTCCCGTCCATTCCCACGATTGGATGCCATGGCATAAAAGAAAAGTTCCTGCGCTTGTGCACAGGAACCGTTTTTAAAACTCTAATCGGTTAACTACCTGATCCTATGCACTGTATTTGAATCAAATGCTTCAAACGCTGCGGCTGCAAATTCAGCTGCGGCACGTTCTGCTGCAAAAAATTCATGTTCAAATACGTTCATAGTCATTTTGTTACCTTTTGTTATTATATATAAAAATTTTTTTCCTGTTTTCGCAAAAGTTTGATTCGGCCAATGGACTCCATCCAAAGTTTTACGTCAGCTCTGCACCGAATCATCTGATGCATCAGTTATATGTTAAATATAGTAAAAAGTTGTTGGTTTGTAAACCCTTTTTAAAATATTTTTTTAAGAGACACGATGTGATTCGAACACATGACCCGCTGATTGGAATTCATTATAGGAACTTTATATGCTTTAAGCGAAAAGTAATAAAGCTGCTCTACCACTGAGCTACATGTCTCTTTTTAACTTTGTTAAATATAGTAAAAAATATTCCTTTTGTAAACCCTATTACTCAAAAATATTTATTAATTCTGAATTAGATTTAAATTTAGATTTACCTTTTAATTTTTTCATTATCGGTATATATTTTGCAAATGTATTATAAATTGTCATTTTACTAGTATTAATACTTTTTGCAAATTCATCTAAATTATTAAAATTACCAGAATGTAGCATATTCCACCATTCTTGTGCACGTAATTTTGTTTTTTCTTTTATACTTTCAGTATTATGACTATATTTATTTTTAATTTTTTTATTGATTTTTTTAAATTCTGGAATATATGTTTTAAATTGCATATATAATGCATCATATGACAAATTATTCATTTCAGCAAAAATAGGTAATGAAAAATCACAATTACAATAATTTTGCCATAATTTAATAATTTTTTCTTTAGTTTTGTCTTTTTTAATATTAAGAAGTTTTTTATATTCTACCATACTATTTGAAAATTGATTATTTCGCCAAATTAATGGTTGTTTTGTTTCTATAGACCATAATTCATGTTTATTAAAAACGTTTCTTCCATTAATCCAAGTTTCATCTGGTTTTTCTTTAAATTTTTTAGATTCACCTGTATTCCTATTTGTATACCATTTAGTACCATATTGCGAATTTTTTTCACCACATTGTGCAATACTGTTTACTTCACGCATTTTTGATGCAAATTCAATTCTTAATTTTTCATATGCTCTTGAATTAATATAATGTTCTTTTTGATCTGGCGCACCTGAATTATTCATTCTCCATAAAGCACAAAGCATTTTATAACGTTCATTAGAACCTTTATCATACATTTTAACTAATAACCAATGACAAATAAAATGTTCTCTTGCAGTAAGCTTTACAAGATTATTTTCTTCATTACTACCACCTAATGATTTAGGTAATATATGATGTTTTTCAAAATATCCAACTTGTCTATTACCAAGTTCAGTTTCTTTTTTAGCATTTTCAATTATTTTATAATATGTAGTTTTATAATTCATATATTATATATAATTCTTTATTTACCGAACTTGTAATAATCATATAGTTTTAACTGGGAATTTTTATTAATATAAAATAAAAAATGCTCATTAAAAATGAGCATTTATTTTTTAGTCGGCGAGACTGGATTCGAACCAGTAACCCAAAGTACCCATTAGATAGGAAGCATTGGTGCTGAAAGCGAATACTAAATCTTAAACTTTTGCTCTACCGATTGAGCTACTCGCCGAGGTGTTAACGCGAAATGTATAAACTGATCGAAAATAATGTTTTTTGATAGGAACATTCTTTGCGTTAACAGGGTTAAATATAGTAAATTACTTTATGTTTGTCAACCGCTTAAAACAATTATTTTTTCTTGTCAAAGAAAGAATAGACAGTAATTAAACTATGGAAATCTTCTTTAAATTGGTCAAGTTTAAGTTCTTGACCTTCTTGTTTAAGTGATTCAATAAAAGAATGACAATTATAACAAAATTTATTATCGTCAAATACTTTTATATTAGCAATAATATTATCAACTGAAATGTCCTTATTATATTTTACTTTAAGGAACATTTGAATCATTGTTGCAAGTTCTTTAGTCTTTTCCATTGATGTCTTCCCTACCGTCAATCATATCTCTTTCCGGTCTTTCTGAATTTTTATCCAAATAACGGCCGGTAAGAATCATAGTATCATGGTCAGTAAATTCAAGATTTGGTTTACCTTCGGCCATATTCTCATAGTCCTCAGTAACAAGGTCTCTCCAAGAAGTATAACCGATTTGGTCCCAATTCCTATCGAAGAATTGGACTGCATTAGTTCCAACTTCCTTGGCGACCACAGCACCGAACATTCCATCCTTTCGCATTATAGATAAACCGGAAATAAATTTACCTTTTTTAGTGGCACAAGAATGCATAATCTTCAACGGCTTAGTCTCGAAAACAATTCTAAGCATATCGAAAATATCAAGCGCCTTTACAGGACGTTCAACAGTTTTAATTTCTGGAAGTTTCATTAATATTCAAGCTCCTCTTTATATCCGGCTAAAAGTTTTGCACGGACTTCATCAAGAACCTTACCAAGACGGTTTTCACCTTTCCAGTTTGCCTCGTCATTAATCAACGGGTCAAATTCACCGAGACCGACACCCCAGATTTTGTCAACCGGACTAGCTTCGACGAATTTCTTACCTTCAAGGGCAGGATCCGTAATCTTGTCGAACAGAATCTTATTCTGACTATACTTACTCAAACATGCGTTGAGCATGATATTGTAAGAAATCTTATTCCATTCGTCCTGATTAAAACCTTCGACCATACGGCCAAGCTTCTTGGCCCTATAGGAATCAGCTTCCTTGAAATTAAGAGCTTCAATTTCATTCAGCGTAGCCATATCATTGAAACAATATGCCTTGTGCCACATATAGCATTGTTCAGAACTGAAAAATTCATGAATCTGCCCGTCAAGACACTTGGTCTTCATCGGTGCCCAAGCGAAATTCGACGGCCAGTCACCCCAAAATAAAATGTGCTTATCTGTAATTGTCATATTAAATAAACCAAATAATTGAAGATTTGCCGGATTCTTTAAGTTCAATTTTGTCGTAAACTTTACGTATTCTGGTAATCTGCCAAAGGAATGCATCACATGTTTTGGCGTAATCGTTTTCGTCAATTACATTGGTGAATGGAATAGGTGTTTCCTCAGTCAGCTTTACATCTGTAAATTTAGTTTCATCAAGCTTATAATACCAGGCTGGCATTTTCTTCAGAAACTTATTAAATGTAAATTCAGAATCTTTATTATAAAGTTTACTACGCAAATACAAATGCAATTCGACCAAATCTTCAATAGAAAGAACAAAACCAGTATTATACTGTTTTTCGTTTGAAGCTTTTTCGATTATCTTGCATCCACGTTTCTTAAGGAACTTAACAGCTTCCTTTCTTAACATAATGCGGGTAAGCTTTACAATATAATGTTCGTTGGCCTTATTTCCAATGACTGGAGAATCTTCCTTGAATAAAGACATCTCGTCGAGCTTTTCAAGTGAATTACAATATACTGTCATCGAAAGCTCGTCGTTATATAACTTATCAATCAATGCAAGATAACGTTTAAGCTTTTTGTTTTCGACAATACTATAGAAATCACTACAGTAAATGCCAGCACCCTCTTCACGAACATTATACATTCTTTGATAAACATAAAACGCCAAAGATTCACGTTGACATTCATAGGTGCTTACTATTCTTGATAGTTCATATTTTGACATTTGTCATCACCCTTTAAGACAATTTAATTCGAGAATATCTTTTAATGCAAATAAATGATTATTGAAAGTATCAATATTTTTTATTTTTAAAAGTTCTCGTATAGTTTTTTCGTTGCGTTTCATATTAATAACAGCATACCAAATTGGTTCCCGTGTATCAGCGGTCTTAAGAACCCAAGTACGGGAATTTGGTACTTCTGTTACCGGAGTATAGTGTAAATCTGGAGTATTATATGACAATGGATATAAAACATACTTTCCGCCGTTT